TTGTGTGTGTTGTCTTCATTCTTAGGATATGCTACCCAGACAAGTAGCTATTACAAAGACGCATACTACGCTCAGTGCAACTTGTGCAACTGCATCGCAAAATGTGCCATCGCAACTCTTCAGAAAAGAGATTGCTTTGTTCATCAGCTTTTTGACTCCTATAGTTAGCTGTGAGATTAAAGGACGGAGCTTTCACTCCGTCCCACCCTGTATTACTCAGTGAGTAATTCTTTGGTATCCTCAAGAGTTTTACCGATAGAAATCTTCTTCGGTCTTTGCTCTTCGGGGATAACGTTTTCTAACAGAATACGAAGCATTCCGTTCTCTAGTGAAGCATCTCTGACCACCACAGTCTCAGCTAAGGTGAACTTTCTACTGAAAGCACGTGCGGCAATGCCTCTATGAAGATACTCTTTTTCATCAGACGATTCGGGAGTTTTACCTTCAACAGTAAGCTGTCCGTCTTTTACCTCAATGTCTAATGATTCTTCAGTAAAGCCTGCTACGGCTAATTCCACGATATAAGTGGTATCACTTTCTTTAGTGATGTTATATGGTGGGTATGAGTTCGCTTTTACCTGTCCTTCATTATGAAGTGATGTAATGCGATCAAAAATCCTATCAAAACCTACAGTCGTGAAAGGGTCGTATTGTGTTTGCAAATAAGTCATTATTGACCTCCTATATTTAGCAAGGGTTAATATAAGTAAGTCCCCTAAGGCAACTTACATCTTTATTTATACATGCAATATGGTAATGTTCTGAAAAAAATACATGATTTTTCGTAATATTATATATTACTATACTACATAGTCACTATACACCAGTTGAGCCAAATCCACCAGTACGGCTAGTCTTTGATTGAGGCTCATCATGAACTTCTACAAACTCAAAACTATTATGTCGTATTACTTCAGCTTGAGCAATGCGGTCGCCATCGTTTACGGTGAACACTTCGTTTGAGTTGTTTATTAGCATAACGTATGTCTGCTGTACGTAATCGGCATCGACTACTCCTTCACAGTTTGCTAATGATATGCCCTGTTTCCATGCAAGTCCAGATCGTGGATGAATACGCATAGACTGGTCATCGTCTAGATCAAATACTAGTCCTGTGGGAACTAAACATCTCTCGCCTGAATATAAGACGAATGATCCATTGTGACAGCTTACTTGTCTCTTATGGTTTACTACATCGATGACCTTAATCATATCTCCGTCTTGCATCGATACCTTAAGATCAAAACAGGCTGCCCACTCTGTTCCAAGTTCTGGCATATGGGCTTCTGGAAATAGTTTGTATACTTTGACTTCAACCTTTTCGGCTAAATCGGACATCACTCTCATCTGATCATCGATACTGCTTTTGATAGTATAGTTAAGAGTATAAGGAATAGATCCGTTAGTATCTAACGTATATGTAGCTCCGCCATAATCTATGGGAGAAGCAAGTTCTGGGAATAGTTCAAGTTGTTGCGAAACGGACATATTAGTTTTCCTCAATTCTATAAAGTGGTTCAACGTGAATGGAGTCATGATAGTCTCCATCAGTTAGGTTTCTGCGTACAGCCGTACGCTTTACAAAGTACCCATCTTTAATATAATAGGTAATAAGTTCTTGACTGACTACAGAATCGTTATCAAGAAAGTTAAAATAATCGTGGGTAAATGGACCAGTCTTGTCTTTCACTTCCATAGTATAATTCTCCAGCTATCGTTTTTTGCCTATGCTATACTTCGCAATCAATTCCCACTCACCCTTTTCTTTGTGAGGAAGAATTTTAATTTGTGATAATGGAGATGTAGGCTCTTTGATCTTTTCGGAATCAACAGTCTTCACAAGATCCCATTCCTCTAACAAAGTAATGATCGTATTTCTACGGGCTTTATCTTCTTCTGAGAAATCGTTAATCTTACCATCTAACATAAACAATTCTTTGAAGTGTACGATGTAGTACTTACCTTGCTTATGCAAAATATGGCACGACTGAAACAACTTCTGCTCTTTTTTAGAGGCAATACCTATCCGAGTTAGAGTTTCCTTAACTTTAAGAAAACTTTCTTCGTTAGGTAGAGTTACCTCTACTAACTTATCTAATAAATTCATTTTTTCAAACCACCTGTTTCTTGTTGTTTTTTCATAATTTCTAGCTCTTCACTAGACAACAAGGATAGATATTCTTGACCAACTGTTCTATTACATTGATAATAGGCACACACAATATCGAGTTCCTCATTTCCAGCATTCTTAACCCACTTTGCCCATCGCTTTTTAGGTCTAATGCTATTTATAAGACACTCGTACTGGGGTCGTTTATCCAGTTCGTGGTTCATATTCATTAGGTTTGCGTGTAAAATTGTATCTACGTGATACGATAATGCATTGTTTACCAACCAAGGCTCGTAGCCTTTTTCTGCCAACGCATCGTTTTCACTGTCACGCATCATGTTCTTTTTCGTCTGCGTGATTGACGTTACATAATCAAATGGATTCGCCATAATCGATATCCTTATTCATATTAGGCGTGTTCATTTCCTCTGAACACTTCTTACAAATGTAAGCGGTGCCTTGACCACCTAAGTAAGTATAATTAACTATACTATAATCTTTACCAATCTTCTTGTTACATACTAAGCAGGGATGGCTAGGCTTTTGTTTTTTGAATCTGTCAAACAGTTTCATCTCATTTCCATTCCACTTCAGCCATAAGAGTCGCAAGTGCGGCAACACGATTGATCTCTGAGTTGGCAACAAACGCTTCTTTGTATTGATATTCAGCAAGTATGATGATTGAGTCTGCTACACTTTGAGTAGACGCAATCTTAGATGGAAGAATGTCATACAACTGTCGATATAGAACTGCCGAATCAATATCTTGATTTTCAGCAACCCATTTACGAGTACCAGTAAAGTTCTTCTCTTTCATCAGGCTAATCAATGCACTTATGTTATCAGTAGATTTACTTGCTAAGATGCCAGAGTCAATCCTACCAGTAGAAGCATAACGCTGTAGTTCATTAAGGACTCGGCGCCAATCAGGAAAATAAAGTTGTACAACTTCAGCAACAGACTTTTTATCATATTCGATGCCCTCATCATCTAGAATACCACAAACTCTTTTAAAGAAGTCTGCGGCAATCTGTGGTTTATCTTTGTTACTTATATTGAATTCGACCACACTGCACCGAGAGTGCAATGGCTCAATGATACGATTCTTAAAGTTACAGGTTAGAATAAAGCCACAGTTCTTTGAGAACTCTTCCATAAAGTTACGAAGTGCTGGCTGTGTTGAATTTGCATTCAGATAATCGGCCTCATCTAGTATAACGTACTTACGTCCACCAGTGAATGATACACTTGAAGCAAAGTTTGAAATGTCGATACGTAATGTGTCAATGTTACCATTCATCGAACCATTAATAGTAATGTAGTCTGCACCAATCTCATTCAACATAGCCTTAGCTACAGTTGTCTTACCGACACCTGCACGACCAGTTAGTAATAGATTGGGAACATTGTTTTGATCAACGAATTGTTGGAATGTAGTCTTTAACTCTTCTGGAAGAATAGCATCGGCTACGGTTTGTGGTCGATATTTCTCGACCCATAAAAAATCATCTTGCATCATCAATCTCCATAATATAATAAACTTTATACCTTACAGTATAAAGGGTTGAAGGGAAGAAGTCAAGTAAACTCAACCTCTTCCCCTCGGTCTTTCTTAGCCTTCAGCTGGTGCTTCAGCAGGTGCTTCAGCGGGTGCTGAAGGTGCTTCACCTGGCAGGTTTACTTCTTGACCCTGCTCTTTAGCATGACGTAAGAATGCCATAAAGCGTTCACGTACCATACCTACCGATGCAAGTTCTTCACCGCGGAATGCTCCACGAGGTGTAACTGCATCAATAATTTGAACAGCCGCAGAAATATCCTGCAATGAAAGACCAGGAGCTTGTTCTTGCTCTTGACCCTCTACTTGTGCTTCTTCAGAAGCTACTTGGTTTTCATCTGTCATAATATTCTCCTATATTTAGATGATTAACGAGATTCGATTGCAATCCAGTATTGGACTTTATCGGATTTAAAGTGTGCCATACCTTTAGAAGACAATGTGACCTCGTAGTCGGTTGGTACCAATTTTAAGTTATCAGTTTTGATTATCATATTAAATGGATCTGTACTGACACCTTCAGCAACAACGGTATTATAATTATCTGCCGTTGATGTTTTGCTGTCGACCGCTGACATAGTGATAGTATTACCATCACCAATGAAAGCAATCTCGGGCAATTGAAGAACGCCTGCCGCTTGACGGACGCTTTCAATATCTTGCCACTTAATATTGACGGATACTTCAGGATCAGGAACTACAATGTCCTTCTCGGGTGGAGTAACCATCAATGCTTCCGATGTATATGTATAACTCAAAGTACTCGCTCCACCTTTTATGGTAAAACGATCTTGGCCAAACATAACATCTGGATTCTCAAATAACGCAAGGGTGCTTAGGAAACGAGACAGGTCATAAACACCTGCTTGCGTTTCAACAACCTCGCCGATTGTTGCCGCCGCCATCACAGTCTTCTGTGGGGAGATGGTTCGAACTACTGAGCCTGGCTTGAATACAATGCTAGGGTTAATAGTCGAAAAGTTTTTGAGTACATTCAATGTATCTGAACTAAATTTCATATTTTATTCACCTTTATTAATAGTTTAAAATCACGTTCTGTGTATTATTTATATCAGAACAGCCAAAAGTTTTTATGATTATGACATATCTCTCCTATTTTTTGTTAACTCTTCAGAACGTTCCATCTGCATTCTAATCCATTTAGCGCAATCTTTAGCACCAAATGCATCTTCAGAAGGAGCGGGCATTCTATCATCTTCACCCACACCACGCATAACTGAACTCGATAGCATCAAAGCTCCAGCCATTATCATGCAGATATGCGGTAATCCAGAACCAGTAGGACCATCATCATAATCTTTTCGGCGTTCAAAGTCATCTATGTGTCTTTTAAGACTATCAATCATTTGTTGCCAGGGAAGACCTTTCTCCCAATTCCTGTCTGCATACTTAGTAGCACCATATTCAAGAGCGGCTGCCCCTGCGGCTAGTCCCTCAAGAGGGAGTTGTCTAAAGTATGGAACACCAATACATTCACGTAACGCACCACTTTCTGCGGCTTTGAATTCTTCTTTCTTGCTCATCGTCTAGTTTGCTCCAAGTCATTTTCGGCTCTATGTATAGCCTGTAATCTTAAAACATCTGCGGCAACATCATGGGTACTATCATGTGCAACAAATGCTTTATTCCAATAGCTTTCATCTGCAAGCGGCACGAAGCCACTTCGAGTTGAAAAATCAAACTTAGCATCAATAAAAGTTCTCATATCTCTTACTTTCCAGAACTTCAGATACTCATTCATTAACTTACCTTGACCTTGCGAGTCCATTAATCTAAAAAGAATTACTGGGTCAAAAGAATTTCCTCTAGACCACCAATAACCAATCTTTGGATTCTCTCTTAAGTATTTCAGTATAGTATCACAAAACTCACCGACTGTCAAGTCATTTTCTCTAGGCAAGATATTATCTCTCGCTTCTTTTGGTAGATTTTCCCACCACTGAATATCAGCCTTAGTATAGCTACAGTTGTAATTTTTCATCTGATCAGCTATAGACAACTTAACGGTCTTTACCTCACTGGCGATCTCTTCAAAAGTGTAAGGATCTTCTACAAACCTATCCCAATCGAAACAGGCATATGCCATATCGACTACGGGGCAAACAAGAACGTTTGCCCCAATAGTTTCCATGTCAAATATAAAGTTTTTGCTCATTAAATCTCCTCAAATCCGAAAGCGGCTACTTTGTATTTCTTATTACCTATCAGCATTTGGTCACCCATCGAAGTAGATCGAAGACCCATCCCACCTTCACCTAAAGATGCCATCACAGTTACGTCTGGATTGTAGTCACCGTTATCTTCGATATCAGTTCGACTCCAAGAACCCATCACGTTGTTAGTCCAACGATAAGCATACTCTAGAGCCTCATCAGTTGACTGAGCGTCTTCAGGAATGTTTACAAAAGCAACCGTTCGTGGAGTGTCTTCGAAGGCTGTATGAATTACTGCTATTTGCATAATATAATCTCTCATTGTTTACTTGATCAGTATACATGGAGTTGACACGAATGTCAACCCCTAATTTCAATTTTATGAAATTAATTCGTATGGCTTGTTCCACTGACCAACATTGATGTCAGTATAGTGTGAACGGTGAAAGTAATCTGTCATGGCATCGTCATTGTTGAAGTACTTAGGACCCTTCATTGCCGCTAACAGCTTGTTTAGAAACTTCTGAGCAACACCTTTATAATGCTCATCAATCCAGTACTCATTGACTTGGATGTAACGATCACCGTGAGTGTAGTTCTCAGAGAAGTCGATCTCACCAGCTTTGAGATTCACACACAAAGTTGAATGGTTACGGACAGAGATACTGCCCTTCATGCCGAATTCTTTAAGGACTGCTTTGATAGCAGGAGCAAGGTCTTTCTTCATTTCTTGTGATACATAAGCCATAATTTATTTCTCTCTCAATTGATTACTTAGTAAGTATAGCAGGTTTAACCACTATGTCAACCCTTTTATGCAAATAATTTAGACATATCTGCA